CCAGGCCCGCGGCTCGTTCGAGTACGCCGGCATCCTGTTCGAAGAGTACCGCGGCAAGGTCGGCACCGTCGACTTCACCGACGCGAGCAAGGCGTACTTCTTCCCGGTGGGCGTGCCGGGGCTGTTCCGCCAGTACAACGCGCCCGCGGACTTCGTCGAGACCGCCAACACCATCGGCCTGCCGCGCTACGCCAAGCAGGCGGTCGACCAGCAGTTCGCCCGCTGGGTCATGCTGCACGTGCAGTCCAACCCGCTGCCGATCTGCACCCGGCCGCGGGTGCTGATCAAGGGCAAGCGCACCTGATGACAGCGTTTCAGGGCGCGGTGGACGCAACCTTCGCCGCGTTCGGGATCGATGCCGTCTACACGACGGCGGGTGGCGACCCGGTCCCGGTGCGGGTCATCGCGCGCCGTCCGGACACGATCGTCGGCTTCGGCGAGACCCGCATCCACACCGGGACCGCGACCTTCGAGGTGCGGGCGAGCGACGTCGCTAACCCACGCCAGGGCGATCAGCTTACCGCTGGCGCCGAGAGCTTCATCGTCCAGGGCGAGCCGGAACGGCGCGATCCGGACCGGCTCGTGTGGAGCCTCGACACGAGGTCTGCGTGAGGTCATGGTCCGTCTAGGGAAGAAGGCGACGGGGACATCCTTGACATGAGGCAGGCAGCAATGATCGAGCGCATCCTGGTGCCGGGCATCATGGAACCTGTGAGTCACTACTGCCACGTTGTCCGGGCGGGGCCCCACGTGTGGGTGTCGGGCGTCGCAGGCCTGGACGGCAATGGCGACGTTCCGGAGGGCGTGGTCGCACAGTTCGATCTGGCGATCGACGTCATGGATCAATGTCTGAAAGCCGCGGGCGCGGGCGCAGACCACGTCGTAAAGGTTCAGGTATTCCTCACCGATATCAACGATCGCCCGCCGGATCGCCTATTTCGGCGACCACCGCCCGGCATCGACGCTCGTCGAGGTCTCCGCTCTGGTTGATCCGCGCCTGAAGGTCGAGATCGAGTGTCAGGCCTACCTGCCAGACGCCGCCGGCTGAGGCTTCGGCGAACAAGACCGTTCCCGCAACCTCAATCCTCAAATGAAGCTCGCCGCCGCCATTGCCCGTTCGCTGCAGGCAGGCATGCAGGCCGAGCTGCGCGACCTCGAAACGGCGGTGGCGACCGGCACTCGCGACGCCGGCCGCGGCCTCAAGACCGAGCTCCGCCGGCAGGTCACGAGCGCCGGGCTCGGTCAGCGGCTCGCCAACAGCTGGCGGGACAGGCACTACCCGAACCAGAAGCTCGATGCGGCAAGCCTGGTCTACAACCAAGGCGCCGCAGATCATCCGCGCGTTCGATGAGGGCGCGGTGGTCCGGGGCAGGCGCGGGCGCTTTCTCGCGATCCCGACCGAGAACGCGCCGAGGAAGGGCACCGACGGCAAGCGGATCAGGCCGAGCACCTTCCCTAAGCACCGCTTTGGGCCGCTCCGGTTCGTGCCTCGACCAAGCGGACCATCTCTCTTGGTGGTGGACGGCTTGCGTGCCTCGTTCAGCAGGCAAACCGGCCAGCTCAGGGGCTTCCGGCGTGCGACAGATCGGGCGCGGCGCAGCGGCCAGGGCTTGACCACGGTGGTGATGTTTCTGCTCGTGCCGCACGTGAAGCTGCGCAAGCGCCTCGACGTCGCTCGTGCAGCCGAGCGATGGTCGGCGCAGCTCCCGGCGCTGATCGAGCGGCAGCTGCAGTCGGAGTGACCGATGCCGGCGAGCAAGGCCGAGCAGATGCTGGAGGCGGTCAAGGCGCTGCTCGAGACGGTGCCGAGTGCCACGGTCGAGCGCAACAGCGTGCTACCTGAGAAGGTCCCGAACGGCGGCCTGATCATCCTTCGTGACGGAGATCCGGGCGAGCCCGAGCAGGCCCTCGGCGGGTTCGGGAACGCCTACTATGAGCACGCGATCGAGATCGAGGTCTACGTCGAGGAGGGCGACCCGGCGGTCCGGGACGCTGCTTTCGATGCTCTCCTCCAGGAGATCGGTGTGGCGCTCGAAACCGACCCGACCCTCGGCGGTCTCACCTTCGGCCTGACCTACGGCCGGCCCGAACCGGCCATCGAGGCGATCGCCGGCGCACCGGCGATCAAGAGCGCGACACTTACCGTGACCGTCGACTACGAGACCAGCGCTCCTCTCTCCTGATTTCTGCTTCTTCATCGGCAAGGAGATCCCGATGGCGCGAGCCTATGGTTCGAGCGCGCATCTGCTCATGAAGCGCGAGACCGTCTACGGCCAGGCGGCGACCGGCAACTACATCCGCATGCCCTTCAACCGGTGCAGTCTCGGCAGCGAGCAGGGCCTGATCGACGACCCGGTGCTGGGCCAGGGGCGCGATCCTCTGGCGCCGCTCCAGGACGTGATCAACGACGAGGGCGACATCGTGGTGCCGGTCGACCCGCGCTATCTCGGCTTGTGGCTCACCGGCCTTTTCGGCGATCCCGACTCCACCGACAACCTTGATGGCAGCTGGGATCACGAGTTCGCATCGGGCAGCGACGACCTGCCGAGCTACACGATCGAGGTCGGCATGCCCAAGGTGCCGGCGTTCTTCGTCCATGCCGGGGTCAAGCTGAACTCGATCGCGCTGGAGTTCACCCGTTCGGGACCCGCGGCCGCGACGATCAATGCCATCGCCCAGGGCGAGACGCGGTTCGGCACGACCCAGGGCGGCACGCACCAGCCTGACCTTCAGCCGCATCAGCCAGTTCCAGGGCTCAATCAAACGCGCTGGTTCACCGATCGGGAACCTGACCGGTGGCTCGGTGACCTATTCCAACAATCTCGAGAAGATCGAGACCATCCGCGACGACGGTCTGATCGAAGGTGCCGATCCGACCATCGCGGCGCTCACCGGCCGGGTCGATGTGCGCTTCGCCGACACGACGCTGATCGATCTCGCGGCTGGCGGCACGCCCGTCGACCTCGAGTTCGCCTACACGCTGTCGGCGCAGGCAAAGCTCGTGCTTACCGCGCACGAGGTCTATCTGCCCAAGCCCAAGCTCGCGGTCGAAGGCCCGGGTGGCGTCCAGGCGAGCTTCGACTTCCGGGGGGCGAAGAATGACGTCGCCGGACGAATGCTCACCGTCACGCTCACCAACGACCTCGATGGGACGGTCTACGCGTGAGGCATGTGGTGCGCGCGGCAGGAATCGAACCTGCAAGCCGGTCGCCGCAGAGGCGCCGACCCTGAACCGTCAGCAGCGCGCAACGACGATCAACAACACCAATGAGACATTGCCATGATTGACCTGGCGCAGCGTTCGGAGCCGTACGAGATCGAACTCCCATACGGCCTTGTAGTGACCGTAAAGCCATTGACCACCGCCGGCATAGCCGCAGCCCAGGCCACGGCCAGGCGAGCCGTCGAAGCGATCGAGAGGCAGGCAAGGGAGCGCATGGAAGCCGGATTGGCGCTGGACGGGCTGCCTGATCTCTCGGCCGAGGGCGAACGCGACGGGCTCTACCAGGGACAGCTGATCCGGGAGTTGGCGGTCCGGCACGTCACGAGCTGGGCCGGCGTTGAGCTGGAAGGAGAACCGGCGCCGCCCAGCCTGAGAATATCGCCGCGGTGATGGAGCTCTATCCGGTGGGCGAGCGGTTATTCCAGGAGTTCACGCTCCGCCAGGTGCTGCTGAACGCGGCAAAAAACGGCTGCGGGCCCTCTGCCGCTGGCACTTCCAGCCGGGCGGAGGGCCCGAGTACTGCCGAGGCTGCCGCGACGGAGGATTACCCTGCGCCCGAGGCGAGCGTGGAGCCGACGGGCGGCGCTGTCCCTACCGCGAGCACGCCCTGATCAGCCGGCAGGAGCATGAGGCCTGGGAGGTGCTGCTGGCGTGCCAGGGGCAGCTGCGGCTGGCGCCGAACGGTCACGTCGTCGGCATTGATATGGACGCGGCGTTCAGCCTCGCGAGCGCCCGCGGTTACGACCTTGCGGTGCTTTCGGAACTGCTACCGGCTGCCGAGGCGGGTCTGGTCGAGGCGGTGTGTAGCGATCGAGTTCGGGATGATGGGCCTGGGTGCCGGGGGCCTCGCGAGCCGTACCGGACCGCTCTCTGCCGAAATGGGGCGGGCCTGCGGTGTACACTCCACAGCCCTTCCGGGAATGGCGCCGGCAATATGCGCAAGGAGTCGCTTATCTTCTGCCGGCCTGGCCTTCAGCTCGTCGCGCAGCCACAGCGCGAATACGACGCCTGGCTCTTCGCGTCCAAACGGCGGAATCTTAGGCCGCGCTTTCTCCATGGCACGTGCCCTATGCTGAGCTTGTAGGATGCGGAGAAGCGAATTTGAGCACCGAAAAGAGCCCGCCGGGCACCGTCTGCCCGGCGGGCGAGTCGATCAGGGAGGCTTGCGCCGACCGGAGGGAAACCGTCGGCGCTGCTCTTCCGCGCCTGGGAAACAGGAGCGCGGAGGAGGGTGGACGCGCTGGTGCGCGAAACTTACGAGCGGCGGGCTGTGCCCCTACGGTCGTGCCGTTCCCAGCCTTGATCAGGCCCCAGCAATGTCCGCTGACTGCCCGCTTGCGCCGACCGGGATCCGCCTCCCGCCATCCGGCTCAATCACCCATGGTCAGAACGACCCGGAACCGCGCCGCACCGCTCATCATCCGCTCATAGGCGGCCGCCGCCTGCTCCAGAGGAAAGATCTCCACCATCGGCCGCACCTCGCTGAATGCGCTGAACGACAGGGTCTCTTCGGAGTCGGCGGCCACACCGGAGGGCCAGCCCTGAATCGAGGCCCGGCGACCGATGAGCTGGAATGGCGAGACCTCGATCGGCTCGGCCGCGGCACCGATGACGAGCAGCTTGCCATCGACGGCGAGCCCGTCAATCACGGCTGTCATCGCCTTGGCGCTGGTGACCGTCGCCAGGATGACGCGGGCGCCGCCGCGGGCGGCAAGCTCGGCGGCGACGTCATCTGACTGGCTGTCCAGATAGCGCCGGGCACCCAGCGTGCGAGCCAGCTTCTCCTTGTCCTTGCCGCGGGCGATCGCGACCGTGTCGAAGCCCATCCTGGACGCGAACTGAAGCGCCAGATGCCCGAGGCCTCCGATCCCTAGAACGGCAACCTGGTCGCCGGCGCGTGCGCCGCTGTTGCGCAGGGCGTTGAATGTGGTGATGCCGGCGCAGAGGAGGGGCGCCGCGGCCTCGGCATCGAGCTCATCCGGAATCGGCGCGAGGGCCTGCGTCGGCGCGATCATGTAGTCGGCATAGCCGCCGTCGAAGGTGATCCCGGGGATGCGGCCTTCCCGACAGGTGACGAAGTCGCCGCGGCGGCAGCGGTCGCAGCGGCCGCAATGACCACCATGCCAGCCCACGCCCACCCGTTGTCCCGCCCGCCAGGGCTCGGCCCCGGGTCCGACCGCATCGATGCGGCCCGCGACCTCGTGACCCGGCACGATCGGGTAGCGGATGCCCGGAAAGCTGCCCTCTTTCGTGAAGGAGTCGCTGTGGCAGATGCCGCAGGCCTCCACCCGTATCCGGACCTCGCCGTTTCCTGGGCTCGGCAACTCCCGCTCGACCAGCTCGAACGGCGCTCCCGGCGCGCCCACCTGGACGACTCTCATGCGGGCCATGGCGCATCCTCCTAGAGTGACATCACGCTGGCAGCAGCGACGCAGCCAATGAGCCTCACGGAAGTCCAGAGATGGCACCGGCTCGCGATGGACGACCGGACCGAGGCCGGCCCGTCCATGCCAGCGGGCTCACACCAGACGCGCGCCGACCGCCTTCGTCTCAGTATAGTTCTCCAGGACCTAAGGCTGATGCTGACGCCCCCACCGGTCACAAGCGCAATCGTGCGTTTCAGCTTGCGGCTCATCTTCTCCTCTCGGATCAAATGTCGCTGGCTCGGACGTAGCCGACGGCAAGGACGCGCTCGACGAGGCCGCCTAAAATCCTCGGGTCAGGATACTGGGTCCCGGTGGTCGAGATGTCTTCCACATAAGACTAGCGCCTATTCCTGCAAGGAATGGCACAAGTGAACAGCGACGAAATATTCTCAAAAATATCTACGAGCAGGGTGTCCATTATTGCGTTTGCACGAACACCTGGCGTACTACTCTTGATTGCAGCATCTGAGTCGCAGCTAGGTTCAAACAAATTATCCGGGGGGGCCGGTGGCCATGGATCGACTGGCTTTGATGGAAACCTTCGTTCGTGTCTTCGAGACCGGGTCGTTCTCGGCCGCTGCAAGGCATCTAAACGTTGGTCAGTCCGCGGTTTCGAAGTCCATTGCGCAGCTTGAAGAT